TTTGCGCGGCATCAATTTCCGCTGTACTGATCTGTGATTTGTACTTTAACTCAATTTCATACTTTTTGAGATACAAATCTTGGGCCATCTTGTCACGGGCCAAATCATCATCCAAAAGCATTTGCTGCCGCTTTAGCTCCAGCTCGGCTGCCTTTTTCTGGATATCTGCCTGAATAGACTCGGCCTGCACCTTGGCCAAAATCTCCTCTGGGGATGGCTTTGGAGCTGGCGGCTCTGGTGGCTGATAGTCGGCAGGGATGTCTTGGAAAAAGCTCGTTGAATCCTTGAACCCAGACAGCTCAACCACTTTTCGCAAAGTGTTGCTAAATTGCATGGGCGTGACCAATGGGTTTGTTGGGCCAAGCTGCTGCAAGATTTGCTCTTGCTTGGACATGATCATCATCAGCGCTTGCAGCTTCTCGTTGGTGTCGCCATTGCCAAGGGCAATGTTGATCGTGGCATCCATGCCAGCATCCCAGAATCTTGGATCGATCTGCACCCACTCATTACGCATCCGCACCATGCGAGCCTTGTCCTGGTGCGTTGTGACCAGGAACAAAATGCCCTTGAATAGCTTTTTCATACCCTCGGCCAAAATGCGAGCTGTCAGCTCAATGCGGCCTTGGCTGGCTGAAATGGTCGCTGCCACAGCTGCCTTGGTGCTTGACTGCAATGCGTCAGCATTCAGGCCCATGGCCGCCTTGCTCATGCCGGTGCGGTCTTCCTTGATCTGGTCCATGTATTCCATCATCGGGAATGCGGCCTGACCAACAAACGGGGTTGTCAGTGGCTGCACCATGCCAGGCGCGCGCATCCGAATGATGGCGCCCGTCTCGTTGTTCAAGACATCATCGATGTTGACTTGGCCTTCGACCACCGCTGTGCGTGGGTGAATGCTCTGGGCCAGACTGTCCAATGTGTTGCGGAGAATCTCAGACTTGATCTCTTGCAAGTCACGGGTAATGTCAAAAATCGACATCGCCTCAAGTGGGCTTGTGTGTGGCTCTGGGTCGCATGGAAAGTCAGCAAAGGGGATATAGCTCGCTGGCAGATTGCGCACCACCTTATAGCCACCACCCATGCAGCAGACTTTTCTAAGCTCTGCAATGCCATCGCCATCATAGTCAACACGCGAATAAGCCTCGATGTACAAGACCCTGCGCATCATTGGATTGGCAGCGTCATTTGTGCCAAATGTTGTACTCAGCGGCTGACGGGCCAAATACTCATCGTTGCTATCTAGGTCTGTCGTTGACAGATTCTCTTCAATCTCCTCTTCGTCATAGCCCATGGCCAGCAAGTCAGCCATGGTGGCCATCTGCCGGTGGGCAATGATGGTCGAATCGTCAAACGATCTGGCGCGTCTGTCCAGCAGCAGCTCTTCTGGCGGCACGGCCATGATCTTGATGCGGCCATCTTTTGTGATACGCTTGATTTGCACATCATGGATCATTGGTGCAGGCATAACCATCGGCGCGCCAGTTGTGGGGTCCACTGTTGTCAGCTGCGCCTCATTGACATCTGGGTCTGGGTAGGATGTGATGACCTTGACCTCACCACCAGGCTCTTGCATCAGCATCTGTAGCGTCTGCTCATCAAGGCCGGTGTACTCCTCAATCCGCACCTTCTCCTCATCTTCCCACCAGAATTTGGCGATGCCGCATTTGCGCACCAGCGCATCTTTGAAGATTGCGTAGGTCGTTAAAAATCCAGAATTGTCGTTTTGGAAAATGTAATTAGCGTAATCGGTGGCCTGTTGGGCCATCTTGATGTCTTCGGGTCCCCTGGGACTAAACTCGACCACATTCTCAGAATTAAAAAACACACGCATCAGGCTTGGCAGCATGGCCGAGACAGTGTCCCGCACCTCCATGGCCACCACCTTGCTGTTGCCTTCGACCTCATTGCCGAATAAATCACCGCGATAGTATTCAGTCCCCTTGGCGCGTGTGGGAGATAGATCACTGTCCACATAGCTCACCGCATCGGTCAGGTCTTGCGTGATGATGGCTTGCAGCTCTGCATCATCCATTGGCTGTGTGGCAGCAATGTCGGTGCTGATTTCTAATTCGTTCATTTTTTGTTCCTTGCAGATATTGCCTTGGCTTTTGCCTTGGCGTCAGCCTTGGAGCTTGCGCCCCATGCCTTGAGTGACAGCAGCAGCCGTGTTGGCTCGCCTGCCTTGTATTCTGGACCAGGCATGTTACCCATGCGCGCCAAGAAGCTGGCTCGCCTTGGATTATCGCCAGACTTGACCGGCGCTTTTAAGTTCATGCCCTCGGCCTTCGCGCTGGCGCGGCCCTTGGCATTTAAGCCGCCTGACGGGCTTTTGCCCTCTTTGCGCTGCCAAGCTGGGGTCTTCATTTCTTTGGCTTCTTTGCAGTCTTGGCCGCAGCCTTGAAGTCAGCAGCTGTTGGCGCGCCTTTAGCACCAGGCTTTCTCATCTTCTCTTTGCTGCCAGCGGCTATGCGCTCGCGCTTGGCTGCGATATTGGCGTAGAGTCCAGCTTTCATTTCTCTTCTCCCTCTTCGTAGTCTTCACCCTCTTCCATGTCCTCACCCTCTTGCTCGCCGGTGTTGGGTCCACCCACCACCCACGCATCGCAAGTTCTTGAGGCCGCGCACTTGAAGTCAAAAATTTCGCAGTAGCCAAGGTCGGCCAACTTGATTGTTCCCCATGGGTCAGCTTCCATGCCAATGCCTTGGGCAATGCACTGCTTCATGTTGTCAGACACATTGAAAGCCGCGCAGTTACCGCACAGGCTTTGCTTGGCGTCATCCATGCTGACATCCCACTGATCAGCCTTTTTGCGCCAAAAAGCCTCATTGGGCAGCTTGGGATTCTCAGGGCCATAAGCCGCGCTGGTGATTGCCTTGGCTCGATTCTTTAGGTTTAGCGTGATGTCTTGCGTGGGCATGGGGCAGTTCTCGCCCTCTTCCATGCCCTCGCCCTCTTCCCTGTCCATGACCTGGCTCATGGTGCGCTGCATGGTGGCCATTATTTTTTCGCCTTGTTCTTTGCTGTGCGCTGACCGCGCATGGGCATCTTGGCTTCAGACATTGCAATGGCAATCGCCTGCTTGGGATTCTTAACCACTGGACCACCCTTGCCGCTGTGCAGCTTGCCAGAGCCAAACTCTTTCATCACAGAGCCGACCTTCTTTTGCGCCTTACTCATTGCCTTCATAGGTTTCCCCTTTGGTTTGTCAATACCCGAATTATGCAACCCGCACAAGGTTTCTGCGCAGGGGCTGGCTCCATTTGCTTGAGCCACTGCTGCCGTACATCCCCGCAATTGCGTCACTTGCAAATGTCAGGACAAAGGCATCGGCTTTGTCAGGGCTTGGCAGCCCCCGCCGCCTGATCTCGTCTTTCCCCTCAATAGCGATCTTGCCGTTGCTGGTGAAACTGTACCGCACTGTGGCCAGCTCGCTGATCAAGACATCATCCTTTGGCATCTTGCAGTCCCGCGCCTCAAGCCACGCCCTTGCCCTGTACCAAAGCTCTGCCTTGAGATTCCTGTATGTCCCACCCATGGCTGGGCTTTCACTGACATTGATCCCTCTGGCCGGCAGGCCCAGCTCTCTCAATCTGTCCACCACCCCAGCTCCGAGGCCAATGCTATCCACCAATATCTCTTTTGGCTGCTGGCTTGGCGCCAGTGCCTGATACTCAGCCACCACCGCACCAGTCAATTGCATCAGGTCCAAGTTCTTCCATGTCTTAATGCTTTCGGTCACCGCATTACCCTGCCTTTTACACAGCGCTGACCGGTCACTACCAAACCGCGCCACATCCAAGCCCCAAATCATGGGCGCGTAGTCGCTTGGCGCCACATCCCGATTCAAGGCGCTTTCCAGCAAATCCATCGCAATCACTGTATCGTCATCACCCTTGGGGAATTCACCAATGACCCTGATCCGGTAGACATTACTGTCCTCGCCATAGCGCATGGCCATCTCTTTGACATACTCATCCGACACCCTCGGTGAGTCGGTACATGCCACCTGAAATGTGGTCCACTCATCAGACAGCCTTGTGTGGGTGTCATAGAAAAACCCACTAGACCTCACCGGATTCCCCAAAAGCAGCGTCACAGCGTTATGCCCCGACATCGAGCCAGCCGCCGCCTCGAACACTTGCTCTGGCACACCAGAAGCCTCATCAGCCACCAGCATCACATTCTCACTGTGAATCCCCTGCAAGGCCTCTGGCTGCTCTGCCCTGCTGGTCCTGGCAGATATAAACATCTCAGTGGGCGCGGCATTGAATTCAATCCTCTCTTGCTTGACAGTTAAAAGCCCCTGCAATGGCAGTGGCATCGCATTGATCCACCTCTTCAGCTCCGCAAACATCGCGTCATAAAGCTGGCTGCTAGTTGGCGCAGTGACCACCACCTTGACCGGACTCCTGGTCATAAAGTACCAGAGCATGGCCCAGCTGCTGGCTGTACTCTTACCCACCCCGTGGCCAGACCTGACACTAATCTTGCGATCCCCACGCGCTATCGCCTGCAAAAACTTCACTTGCCACGGGTCAGGGTCAACCCCCAGCACCTCTTGCACAAACAGCACAGGGTCAGGCTGATACCTCTGCACCCACAAAGCAAACACATTTTCTTTACTCATGGATGGATCGTCTCATAAATAGCCCATGCTTTAGGACTCATCGCCCACTTATGCGCAGCAAGTTCATCAGTCCGAACCAGTATCAACAAGTGATATGTCATCGCCAAATCAAACTGCCCCGCATCAATCGCCTCCATCATCCGAATCTTTAGGTCCAGCAGCAACACACTCAAATGCAGCGCAGTCAACAAATCAGTCATTTACTATCCCTCGCCTGCTTCAGATTCCGACCAGTCTCACGATTGGTCCAACAACTTGCACATATCCACCTGGCAGCACTCATCTGCACCCCACCCTCCGGCGGCCTCATCTCTTCACACTTATTGCACAGCCTCAACTTATGCCCATGCACATTCCCATTCAACCTCAAATGGTTGTTCACAAAATTACTCTTCATTTCCTCGCGGGACATTCCCGCCCCTGTTTGCAATCCTGATGACAGGGTGGACACTTCCTGTCAATAAAATCATATTCATTGATCCACAACCTAGAAACCAAACCACAGCTCGGCCCAGTTTCTTGTGGTGGTGGCGGCTCTTTTTTTCTAAACCAATTAAATAAATTAAACATATTCATTGGATTTTCTGAATCTTATTATTTTGGTGAATTAACCACTTATCACCTAATAATCGAATCGCCTTAATATATTGTTTCTGATTATGTCTATTTGTACTTCTCGGTACATATTGCACATTAAATAACTGCCGCACCTTTACCAGCATTACTGTATTCATATTATCCCCACAATCTGGTTTATATCCACCCATGTGTGCCAAACAATTGTGCCATCCAAGCTCATCAGCTTGCAAAACACCTTCGTCTCTTTAGCCTCATCAGTGTCTAAGACTATCCACTCCTGACCCTTTATCACCACTGTTGCCTGCTTCGTTTTCATTCGTTACTCCTTTGTTTGTGGAGCAGCTATTTTGCTTGGTTTTTGCGTTTTATGTCAACTAGTGCAAAAGATTTTTTAAAAAATTTTTTTTGTAGGTGTTTAGTGCCGCCACAGTCACCCCCGCCGCGACCGGCCACGGGGGGGGTCGCGGCCACCGCCCGCCAGCCGGCCACCGCCGCCGCTGGGTTGTCCACAGACTTTTGTCCACTTCTATCCACAGATTCCTGTGCATAACTTCATCAGTAACACCAGAGCATTACTTTTTCTGTGGATATCTCCAAATCAACTTAACATAATGGTCATTGTGTTAAGTAGCTGAATGCTTCGGTATTCGTTTATTGCGAATTGTCTATTGATACGATGCTGCGCTTGCGCAGTGCATCGAGCGCCATGCTCCCCAGGTCGATGTTGACCAATGGCTGCTGCTTGTCACCATACTCGTCTGGCGCCTGCTTAGAGGCCAGCCAGCGCCTTGTATCGACCCGCAGCTTGGCCACTTGCGCCTCTTGTGGCGTGGCAGCGTCTGCTATTTCGAGGGTCTGCTCTGCTAAACTTCTACCGCCTCGCGTGCGTGCGCGTGCGAGAAGCTCTCCCCTCTTCGCATCTTTTTCTACCCATTTGTAGAAACCACCGATGCTGATGTCCAAAGACCTAATCACCGAATCGATTGTCTTACCCTGTGAGAT